TCCTTTCTAACACTACATCATCTTCATACATCAAAATTATATGCACTTGATACTTATTCACCAATAATTAATTCTGCATATGGTAAGTTTTCAATCCATTTGCAAAATTCTCTCCATTCATCTAACTTATGGTTTTTCCTTGAATGATACATATTAGATAATACTTCATAATTAAGCATTACATTTCTTGTTTGATTATATGAGGATGGAAGTAACTGTATCATTTGCCACCAAAATTCCTTGTCTTTGGTCTTAATAAACCAGTCTCGAGCCACATTCAGACAAGTAATAATGCTCTTGAAAAGCTCAATGTTACCATATTCACCCTCAGACAAATGCTCGTGACTAAAATCATCAAGTGTAAATTCCTTTTCCTGAATCTTGTGCATAGTTGAACAACTATTAGCAACTGTACCGACTTTGTATGTATCGAACTCTTTCCACCAATATAAAGGTGCTGTAATTCTTACATATACTGGCATCATTCTCATAAATTTTCTATGGTCTGTACCTGCTTGTGATAATTTAGTCATAAGTGAATAATCATTTCTACCTAAACCAAAATTTTCTATATCCCAATACTTATTCTTACAATCCGTTTCTGTACAATCTGAATAGCACTCTGAACAAGAATATGCACAAACAACGCTATCACTCTTATCCCAGCTATTCATAGGATTTCTCATACATTCAATTACAAATTGCATTTGTTCTGGGCTTGGTAAAACTGTATGTTCTAATTTAATCATTTTTCTTTTCCCTCCTTATTATTATGTGAATATAATTCTGATAGTATAGATTTACAGGCAAGTATACCCTCATTGTAAGCGTGAGAACTCTTGTTGCCTTCGTGTTTTAGCTTACGGCTGAACCGAGATTGTAAATCGTTGTATTCTTGTTCATTCAGCATATTTATTCCTCCTTTTTTAATAATATTCTGCTTGTTCTATGGCTTTTTTATGTAATCTTGTATATTCTTGCTTATCTATTCTTTCTTCTTTTGTATAAAAGACTTCTTTACATTCCTTACATTGTCTTTTTCTTACAGTTGTTTTAAACGTAGTTCTGCTATCTAATACTTTCAAACTACCTCCACACTTTTTACATATCACTTTGATTCTCCTTATATCTTAAATACTCTAAAAACTGTCTTTGACTTAATACATACAAGTCATTATCTATGTTTGGGTCAAATCTAAAAGCTAATACAGCTTCTTCTTTGCCTTGTTCGTAAGCTTGCTCTCTCATCTTAATTATCCAATCCTTCTTAATAGTGAAAGATATTTGTTCTTTAGTAGGTGTCTTTGCTTCTATAAAGAACTTATCAGTATGAACATCACCGCCTCCGAACTTTGTTCCACCTGAATTACTTTGTACTTTTCCACCTGTCACTTTCGCTATATGCTGTTCCTGCCTGTCTGAATAATCTCTAGTTGCCAATAGAGCACACCTCTCTTTCTTATTAAATATAAATCTATTTAATTACACTCTATTTTAGGATGTCCTTCCCAATAATTATTATTTATACAAAAATAATTATCTTTTGGATATATTGTTACTGATAAATAGTCAGCTTCTTCGTCATATTCTTTCAAAATATCACTCATTTCTTTACATTTTTCTAATAATTTAGCTTCACATTCTTCTCTACTCATTATCTCTTTTTCCTCCTTTTATTGGCTTCTATAGCTCTACCTTGTTTCAAGGCTTCTTTCTTAGTGGGATATACTTTTCCTGTTGTTCCCCACTTATAACCTTTCTTTGTTCTAATCACTGGCATTTGTAGATTCCTCCTTTCACCTAATTATATTTCCCAATAAACCAACCTGCAATAATCATCAACACAGACCAAACAAATAATTGAATCATTTTATATTTCCTTTTTTCTCTATCCTTCAAATAAGATGTGATAATGTCACTTATATATTTATATGTTGTTATCCTAACGCTTCTTGATTTAATGCAGGCATCTAATCTTTAAGTCTCTTTTCAGTTATCTCTATACAATCAAGTATATGTTTAGGAGACAGGCTATTTTTATGTTCAATAAAATATGATGCTTTTTTATGCTCTCTAATAGCCTCATTTATATCTTGCCTTGCATAAGATATAGCTCTAAGCTTTTCCCAATTCATCAAAAAACCACTCACTCTATATTCTTCATCTAAATCCTCCAATAATTCTATGGCTGTGTTTATAAGCTCATATGCAGTAGATACCTCCTCCTGTGTTCCGGTCAGTTCGTCCTGCATTAAATTTTTTCTAAACTTAATCGAAACAAACGTATTATATCTATTAAACATCTCCTTTGCAAAATCGTATACATCTGATAGATTATCGTACCATTTTATAAGTTTAGTTGTATATTCATCAGATAGAGTTACTTTAAATTTTTCTTTATCCTGATACACATTAACATTCATACTCACTTTATATTTCCTCCCATTCTTTTATTGCGGATTTTATTACCCAACCCGTCCAGCTTATATCATCTATCTGTTCCATAATGTGTTTCAATTTTTCTTTTGCTTCCTCCTCACTTTCTATTCTTATTAACCCTACTTTTTCAGAACATTCTGGACCTATTCCATAAAGTTTAGAAATTGGATTAGTTAATGTCTTACCACATACAAGACATTTTAATGTAGGTTCTGCTTTGCCTTGCAAACTCATATAATACATTCCTCTTGTTTCTTTTATAACTTCACCTTGCATAATACAAAGCGGCATAGGCTCTCCATTATTCCACTTATCCTGAAAATCAAAATTGGCTGTAGCTGGTTCTGTCATATATTTTTTAACAGTTATTTTATATGACTTTCCTACTTCCATTTTCTTAACTGGTGGGCATATATAATCTTCTGTATTTATTTCTTTTCTTTTTCCTTCAAGGGTAAACTCAAATGGTTTACCCTCTTCAAAATCCATATTCTGAAATCTATGTATCTGTTTAAATATTTCTTTCATTTCTTTACTCTTTCTTAATTCCAATATCTATCTGAATCCATTACTTCAAGTGCTTTTTTCAAAGAACCAGCTCTTTCCATTGTTCCATTTACATAAATTATAAATGCTCCAAAATCATCTTTCCAAATATAATTGCCATTATTATCTTCCCATCTATCGTGTCTTACCTGCTTTAATGTTGTATGTGTCATTTTTATGTCCTCCTGTTTTTATGTATTTCTTATTTACAAGTATATTGTAATACATAAAAGTAGATTTGTCAATAGTTTTTTATAAAAATACATAAAAAAAGTTATCAACAATTTAATGTTGATAACTTTCATAAAATGTTGATAACTAAGATTCTTCATTTAATAATTTCTCTAATTTTGAATAGAAATTTGTATAATTATCATTTTCTTTTAGATACTCAACTAACTTGGATTTACCTTGATACTTGCTTAATACTTCGCCGGTTTCTGTATCAACTAAAGAGAACCATGCTCCACCTTGTACAACTAATCCCATCTTGATAGCTACATCAACTGCATCTGATACATAGTCAATTCCTTCAAGATATTTCAAAGTGTAAAATCCTACTTTTCTATCAGGTCTGCATACTTTAGATTTCACAAGTGCTACATTTACTATATTTCCTGCTGGGTTTTCACAAGCTCTGGAAAGATTATTACCTTTCTCATCAATATAGTTTCCTTTTCTGAATTCAAGTCTTGTGCTACAGCCGTGTCTCCAACACTTCCCACCTGTTGTGGTAGTCCCTCCATAAGGGCTATTCATATCATCTCTCGCTTGATTTATACCGATAAAGCTCGCCTGTGTTCTAGCTAATACTGGAGTTATCTTCTTAGTAAACTCAGTTAAAGCCATACTAATTCCACCATATGTTCTCTCACCAATTTCCTTTTCATTCGCCTGCATAGATACCATAGCCCCAATTGAATCTAATATACAAAGACTTATTTCTCCACTATCTATTATATCTATTATAATATTAAATACTTCTTCTGCTCCCATACTATCGGGGTCTAAGTAAAGCAAATCATCACAATTTAATCCCAGCTTTGTCGCCCATACTGGGTCAAATGTATGTTCTATATCTACAAACAACACTTTCTTATCTGGAAATAGTTTCTGTGCCTGTCCAGCTATATCAATAGCGGTTGTTGTTTTACCACTTCCATCGGTACCAAAAAATTCAGCTATTCTTCCTATAGGTATTCCACCATAAGTCATATAATTTAATCTGCAAGAAGAAAAAGGAATTTTTTGCACTTCCTGAAAAGCTACTCCTAAGGATATTGCTCCTACATTCATCTTCTTGTTTAAATCTTTAATTATTATATCAAGATTACTCATTTATATCCTCCAAATCATAAGTTAATTTACATTTACAAGACTTCTTTTTAGCATCTTCCTCAGACAAATAAATTTCATGTAATCTGCACCAATATTTTGGGCTTTTACAAATCTGATTATTAAGTCCTATATAAGATTTATTCTTTACCGCTTTCTTATATCTAATAACTTTTTTCCTCCTTTAACCTTAATCTTTTTTTTCGTTCCCATTCTCTTCTATAAGCTTTGCGATGTTCTGTCTGTTCACAACGCTTAGACCTCGCTTTACCTTTTGCGGATTTATTATAAGTTCTCATCAGCTCTTTATGTCTTTCCGAATGATTCCATCTATATAAAGCTTGCTTACCTTTTTCAGTTTTTCTATATTTTCTTTGAGCGGTAGAAGTGTTATCATAACTCCTATTAGCCTCTAAATCAAGTTGTCTATCTAAAGCTAAATCATCGGAAGGTTCATCACATATACAATCTGTATAGGTACAATTAAAACAATCTCTATTACATACAGACATATATTCATCTCCTTTAATCGTTATTATCTGAATGATTAATATATCTGCTGTTAGATAATTCCAACTCGGATATTCGCTTATTCATCACCTTTTTTAAGCTGTTCAACATCTCATAGCCTGCATCCATTCTCAGCTTTACCTTCTTATAAGCTCTTGAATATATAGCAAGTGTCATTGTTTCTGCTTGTGCTATAAGCTCAGCCTGTGCCGTCTTATCCGCTACTGTCTTTCCTGTAGCTTGCTCCCTTGCCTTTGAATATACTTCCTGTCGGATAGCTTTGCAAGTATCTTCTTTAATACCTAAATCTTCCTGTGCTGAACCTGTAAAATATAATATATTTGCTAATTCAAGAATAGCCTGTTCCAACTGTATATCTGTTATGCCGTCATTTCTTGTTATTATATCTCTTGTAACTTGCATAAAGTTGTCCAAATCATCACAATATTTTTTTACAAGTCCATCTGATATTCTTTTTATTGTATCACTTATACCATCCACCTTTTTCATTATAGATTCAGCAGTTTTTGGCTGTTCATCATTTACTTTTATTCCTTCTCTACGACTTGCCATTTACTATCACCATCCTTTAGTTATAGGTTTTTCAACCGAAAAATAATCACAATCTATTCCTGCTATTGAGAACGGTAAATCTTTATTAAGATAAGCTAATTGACAATTTACCTTATCAGTAATATCTTTCATATCTGCTGTGTACTTACATACAGATTTTTTATCACAATTAGAACAACATTAGTTACTTTCTCTACCATTATAATGCCTCCTTCCATACTCTGCAATTAATAATGCCTCTGCCATTCCGTCGTGGTCTTTTCTGCATCTGTCTGTTGCCTTTAGATTAACACCAGGAAATAATCTCTTAGCTACTTCAATAGATGTGTTTTTATCACTGGTTACGCTAAATTCCTTTTTCCACTTTTGAGGGGGTACTAATTCAAAAGGTATATCATAGGCTTTAAGAACCCCCTGAATAAATCCAAAATTCTGACCGAAATTAAACATTGATACAACTCCCTGATGTGGCATAGCCCCTACTTTTTCAACAACACATTTAGTCGGGAAATTATTATAGATAGCCCCTAATTCATCTAATAATGTTTCTTCTGAAAAAGGATATGCCAATTCACAATAATCATCAATAAGAGCAATGCCACCATTCTTTCCTGGGTCAATTCCTATATATATCATTCAATATCACCTTCAATCTTACTCTGTACTCTACATCACCATTATCCAGTTTAACCTTTTCAATTGGTAATCCTCTTTTTATAAGCTCTTCAGATAAGCTTCTTGCTAAAATACTTTTTATATAAGATTCTGGTATGATAGATTCTTCATATTTATCTAAAATATAAGAAGCACCAATGGGAGAAGTCAGGATAGGTACTCGAATAAACTGTGTTGATTGTTTTCTCATCTTTTCTTCTTCCAGTGCGTTTTGCAGTTCTTTATTAATTACCTGCAATTCTTCGATTTGTTTGTCCTTCTTTGTCTTAATTCCAAATATCATTATTATCCCACCTTTCTGCATATACCTTTATAAGAACAATATTTACAATTCTTTGTATCTTCTGTTCGTGGTGGTGCTATCATTCTTTCCACATAACCTTCACATTCACTTATATAGCCCACCAGCCAATTTTTCATATCCTGAGTTACTTCAAATACTTCCGGAACTTCAAGAGTGCAGATGTCTCTGTTTTCATACATTACAAATGCCTTATCTAAATCAAGTACCGTACAATAACAGATTACTTGATTGTGATGCTGTTCCAAGCAATGGTCATTCAACTGATTATACTTGAAAGAAACAACATTCTTGAACTCCCAAAGAAAATCCTCATTTGTAGATATCCTTCTTATAATGCCATCACATCTAAAAGATAAGTTTAATGCAGTATCTATAAGATGTGTTTCTGCTCCTTGTGTTCCTTTTACTATTAAGGATTTACATTTGCCGAACTTCTGTTTTTCTTTAACATATTCAGCAACATCAAGATACTTCCAATCATATCCCATCTCCTGCATATGTAATAATATATTCTGTATTCTTTCGTGTCTGTCTGTACCTGTATCCGCCATACCTGTAGAATTATATTCTGTAGGTTGTGGGTCTGTAGGAGCTTTAGTACGAGTGAAGTACATATTCCGCATACAATGCAAAGAAGATGGTTTATAATAGTTACTTCCTTTTCTCCTGCCTTCCTGCTCCATTCTTTCAATACAGCTCATTACATCAGATAAGAATTTCTTATTTGCTGGAAGCTGTGGTTTATTGTTATTTATTAGATTTAATAATCTTCTACTCATTATTATTCTCCTTTCCATAACTTTTAACAGCTTTCTTCAAATATTCAACAAAATCAAAATCCTTATAGCTCTTCAATTCTTCTTTTGTACATAAACCATTAATCATACAATAATTAGAGTTTAATATTTGTATAGCTTTAGTTGCTCTTTTTGTCATTTAATTTCCTCCTTGTTTGTTACCTCTTAATTTGATTATATTGTAATACATATACATAGAAATGTCAAGCATATTTTTAAAATTTATATAAAAAATACACCCCTATATTTCTATAAGGGTGCATTCATTAAGAAAGAGGCAAAAACAGTAATGTCTTTCAATTCGTTTGCAATATAAAGTATATACTTATTCAGTTATATTGTCAAGGTCTTCATCTTCAAGCAATGCTATAACCTGTGTTACTTTTCCGCTTTCAATCTTTAAAGCATTTTCATTTCCATAGCAAATCTTAACAGTGTCATCTGGATTTGACTGAAGCTGTTCTTTTAACATAGGAATATCCACACAACAAATAAAAGACTGAAAATCTTTACTTTCAACATAGTTAATAACCTCTGTAGAAGCGTCCTTCTTGCTGTGAATATTGATACCTTTTCTTCCAAATGTAAAGTATGCTCCATTCTTATCATAAGGTTCAATGAAGAGAGCAAGTCTATCAAGTGTTGCCAGTAATAAATCTTTAGGTACTTTACAAGATGATGTAAATGCTTCATCAAGATAGGCTTTAACATCATCAGCTGGAAAATCTTCAATACCTTCCATAGCTGGACCCTGAACAACCATATCATCTGTAATAAATGTAAGTAATGTATTATTTGCTATTAACTCAATATCTTCCTGCTTATTAAGCGTTAATAACTGCATTAACTGTGATGAAATAAGCAATGGTTCATCCTGCTCAAACATTTTAAAATCATTAAATGTAATAACATTCGCATCCGTAGATATTACCATATCCCCACAGTAATAACCTGTTAAAGCTGGGTTCTCAAGTGTCTTAGCAAGGGCTGACTTATTAATATTATATGCCTGCATAATACTTGTGAGCTTAACATTAGTTGTCTTTCCCTTTGTTTCTGAAATAGCTGGAAATGTGACAAGTCCTTCTTCATCAGATATAAGTGGAATCTTATAAGTTCCATTGGCTTTTACAAAGAGAATATCATCTTTAACAGATAAATCAATATCCTCAGATGTTGTCTTGGCTATCAGCTTTCCGAACTTATCTGCATCAACTGTAATATCCATATCTTCTCCAGCTACTTTGTCAATGATAATACATAATGTATTAGTCATATCTGTTGTAAGCAATCTCAACTTTCCATCTGATAATTTAATACCAATCATTGAGGTAATAGGAATAAGATTGTTAAATCCTGCTCCTTTAATTGCTTTGTTTACTGCTTCTTTCATTCTGCTTGATACTACTTTCATTTTTAATCCTCCTTAAAATAATCCTTTCTTATATAAGCTATTAAATGGCACACTTGCTACATTTTTACAAGCCTGCTCATAATAACTCTTTTTGAGTTCAATACCCATTGCACGTCTACCCATTTCTATTGCCTTATAACACTCTGAGCCAATTCCAAGAAATGGAGTAAATACAATGTCATTCGGATTAGTCCACAGCTCTATAGCTCTTTCTATAACAGGCAACTGTAAAGGACATATATGCTTTTCATCCTTTTCTTCTCTAGCACTTCTTGCCTGTAAAGTATCACTAGGATTTATATCCATCCATATTGGGCTTGCATAATTCTGCCATTTGCTAACTGGAAATGATTCATTAGTATGTTCACACCTCTCTGGATTATCTCCAGGCTTTCGCATTGTTACAAGATAATCGGGTATTCCCTGTCTACTCATACAACTATCTTTTTTCAACTGCTTGTGCAATAATCCAAGTGCCTTTGTTCTCTGCATTGCAATTACTGGGTCTTTCCAGATACAAACTTCTGAATGATAGATGAATCCACTATCTTGAAATAACTTAATCAATAATCCTCTGAAATCTTCAATGCCTATAAATCCATCTCTTTCTTTACTTGTTGGCAAGTTCATACAATGAAAACTTACTAATCTTCCTGGCATTGTAATTCTGTACAATTCAGAAACTATAAACTTAAAATGCTCATAAAATTCTGTTGTTGTTCTGCAATTTCCTAAATCTCTATCACTATTTGAATAGGTATAAAGACTTGCAAAAGGCGGAGAGAATATAGAAAAGTGAATACTATTATCAGGTATTCCTTTCATAATCTCACAGCTATCACCATTATATAAAGCATATTTATCTGTGATTAACTGATTTTCAACATTTACTGCACTTTGTCCTTTCATTTCATTTCCTCCCATTCTGGTAGTTTCATTTTTGTTTCTGCATCATATTCATCTGTCATTCTTGTTGTGTTCTTTATTTCATCTTCAAGATATTTTGATGCAATTTCTACCATTTTTTTATTCATTTCATCAGCAAGTCTACCCTTTTCAAGAATATTATTATAAACTGGTAATTCTCTTGTACTTATAACAATATACACATTTACTTCTTTTGTCTGCCCGAATCTGTAACATCTTCGTATAGCTTGATAGTATTTTTCATAACTATCTGAAATTCCACAAAATATAATATTGTTACAGTTCTGCCAATTCATACCAAATCCGGCAATCTTTGGCTTACTTACAAGGAACTTTATATCACCAGTTGAAAATCCTAATAATGATTTTTCTTTGTGTTCATTTGTATCTGAACCTGCAACCTGTACAGCGTTCGGAATTGCTTTTTCAAGTGCATTTCCTTCATCATTAAAATCACACCAAATCAAGCAATTTTCCATATTATTAGCTTTTATAAGTTCTGCACACTTTGATACTCTTTTACTAAGACTTTCTTTTCTTGCTTCTCGCCTATCTTGTAAATCTGTTACAACACTAGGAATCAGCTTTCCTCTCTTTGTTTCTCCTGCTACTTTTACAACTTGCACATTCAAGGCAGGCAATTTATATTTATCACCATTATAACCTATATCTTCTGGAGTTTTCATCACGCTTGCCCAACTAGATACCCAATGCCAAAATTGTTCTTCTGCGTGTCCTTTTAATCTCCATTTACTTGTGTTTCCACCATCGTGTACAAAATAAGTAGCAAGCATTTCTGTTCTTGTCATTACTCCTAAAAACTCTGAATGATTACCTAATTCTTCATAGTCGTTTGGTGCTGGAGTAGCAGAACAAGCAAGTTTATATTCTGTTGCTCTAAACTTATCAATCAATGCTTTTGTAGTCTTGCCTGAAAATGATTTTAGTATTGAACTTTCATCAAGCACAATTCCTATAAATTCATCAGCATTAAAATGTTCTAACATTTCATAGTTAGTAATATTTATGCCTTCTTTTACATCTTCTTGCGTTCTACAAATATTTACATCAATACCAAACTTTTCCCCCTCTCTTTTTGTCTGCACTGATACAGCAAGTGGGGCAAGTATAAGTACATTCTTTCCAGTATGCTTATACACTTCATAAGCCCAAGATAACTGACATATAGTTTTTCCAAGTCCAGTGTCAAGAAACAATGCTGATTTTCCTCTTTTAAGTGCTATCTTCACAATAGCTCTTTGAAAATCAAATAGATTTTCATTTGAGGGATTACAATCAAAACCGCAAGGCTTAAATTGTTCTATTTTTGTTTTTAAAAATTCATCATAATTCAATATCTTTCTCCTTATTCAAAACTTCCAAATTTATCTTTTATATGCCGAGTATTCCCTTTATAAAATACAAGTACATTCTGATGTTGTTTTCCGATTTTCCTAGACGCATTAAACTGAATTGGTGCTCTTACTGGTAATGTACCGGCAACATTTACTAATATTAGCTCATTGTAATAAATAGCCCCTGCATTCTGCATAATACGCACTGTATCACCTGCAAAATCATAATATCCAGAATCTGTTTTATTTCGAATATTACCTACCACAATCACCACAAAGCTATCATCTTCTAACATTTGTACGCAATTAGTTAATATGTTTCGATAAATAGCTAAAAATTCATCATAAGTTCCAAGATTAGATATATCTGCTGGGTCATCACTATACACCTCTAAATCATAATAAGGCGGACAAGTAAGCAAAAAGTTATATTTTTCTTCCCTATGCTCTTCAGTATATACAGCACTATCTGCATTTATCCAATTCACTGCAGGAAGTTCATTAGAATATCTTGCACAAATATCTTTAAACTGAGATATATTATAATCGATTTGTTTTTTACTTAAATCTATACCAGTATAGTGTCTTCCACATATACTGGCAACAATACCACGAACACTTCCACCTGCAAATGGGTCAATAACCCTATCACTGTCTCTTGAGAACCACTTATAAGCTAGTTCGCAAAGTACAGGGTCAAATATTGATGTAGCTTGAACCTTTCTTCCATACTTATCACCAATACTTTCAGGATTACATTTTCCATAGTTTGTTTTCTTTTGTTCATCTATAGGGGTTATATCGGGATTAAAAGTTAAATTGTCACCCCTACCAAGTTCACTTTTAATCCCAATAGATTTCCACATATTAACACGCTCTCGCCAGTATCCTTGTTTAGAATCTAATATGCTAAAAGGTGGAACAATAAAGCGGTCTTTTAATAAGTTGCTGGGTATCTTTCTTTTAACTGATATTAAAGCCATTATATAACCTCCTAAAATTCGTCATAAATAAAAGGTGTCTCTTTATATTGTGTTTTTATCTGATTAGCAAATTCTAAAGCATTTCCAAGTATCCAAAAACTTCTAGACCCCTTTGACCATTTAACTATTATCTTACTCTTATTCATAATCTTTCTCCTTCTCACATATAATATCCAGCACATTAGCTATATCTTCATTTTTAACATAAAAACTTATCTCATTAGTATCACCTGAAAATCTATCAATATACTTAGCAATAGTATCCGAGATTAAACTATAGTACTTATTAGGCATATAAACTCTTATAGAATTTTTACGCTTATATACATAAGCTAATCTCTTTTTCTTATCGCCACTTATATAAAGGCTAATCATACTAACATTTCTTTTATATGTTAATCTGCCAGCAAGAAGTGATTCAGCAGTATCTAATAAGTTTTTAACTTCTTTTTTGCCAACAGATTTTTTATCTGTAATGTCTGTCTTAGTATCTAAGATAACTGGCTCTTCTTCAGCAGCTTCTTCAATTTCTTTCCACCATCTTTTCATAGTAGAGCTGGAAAAAGATGTTGTTTTTCCTTTACGCTCACCAGTAAGGTATTCAACTAAATATGTCTTAAATTTTTCCTCATATTTAATTAATTTAACCTTTACAGTTTCGTCCCTTCTTGATACATATACTGTCATATTGTTATCCTCCTTAAATAATCAATTTCTTAACTTGACTATATTGTAATACATAATATATGGAATGTCAACTATTATTTCTTTTTTTATTAATTATTATCTGTGAGCGGATTAGGATTAAATCCTACAGCATTTTCAATTTCTTCTGAAGTTATAGCAAAGCCGTACCAATTTTTAGTTACTTCAACATCACATTTGAATGGAAGCTTAATCAATGTTGTTGGAGCTGTTCTCATAAGGTAAGAAAGTCTTTCTCCTACTTCTTTAGCATTCTCGATTGGACATTCGCCTATCACTTCATCGTGTACCTGTATAAGCAGATGAAAATCAAGTTCTTTCATTCTTTCATCATTATTTATTGCAATCATTGCCAGCTTTGTTATATCTGCGGCTGAACCCTGAACTCTAGCATTAACACATTGTCTCTCTGCCTGTGATATATATCCACCATTATCCTTTATTTTAATTCCCTGAGCTAAAGCACTCTGAATTATATCATTTTTCTTTTTCCAACCAAAAGCCTTTTGAAGCTGTTTAATATAGTTATCCTTTACTTTTTTTGGAACTTCTGTAGATACTTCACTTCCAAAAGCCAAAGGGTCAAAGTTAGTTACTTTTCCACTATAACTAAACTCATAAGGCTCTAATTGCATATCCTTTAGATGTCTTCTTCTGCCCCAAGCTGTGGTAACATATCCATCAGTTCTTGCCATTTCCTGTGAGTCCTCAATGAACTTTCCAAGAGCTGGAAAGGAAGCTATAACCTTATCATATATAGCCTGAGCCTCCTTAGTAGATACTCCAAGCTGTTCTGCAATTGAAGGAATCTGTCGTCCATATAATATACCTAATACAATACTTTTAGCTTGTCCTCTTCTTTCCTTTCCTGCTGGATTAACTGTTCCGTCAGGTCTAAATTCTTTACACTCTTCATAATCCTTATGGAAAGCAAGTGCGGCAATAGTAGCATAGATATCCTTTCCTTTGATGAAAGCTTCCTGCATTTTCTCGTCCTGTGACAAATACGCAGTAACCATAGGTTCTTGTTGGCTAAAATCAGAACCTAAAAGAACATACCCATCTTGAGCTTTAAACATCTGCCTAATCTCTTTGTTGTGTGAAGGAATATTCTGAAGATTTGGGTCTTGTGAGCTGAATCGTCCGGTCTTTGCCCCATACTGATTATAACTTGCGTGTACTCGTCCATCATCAAGAGCAATTTCAGGCATTTTATCTATGTAAGTTCCTAACAACTTTTCCACGTTTCTCATACCTAAAATAGCTTCACATAGATTCTTTTCTTTACCTTGTGCAAAGTGTTTTAGAATATCTTCACCTGTTCCTCTAGGTGCTTTTTTGTCTGGACTTTCCAATCCTAAAATATCATAAAACAATATTGCAAGCTGAGTCGGGCTTGATAATGATATAGGGTCTGATAGCTTATTATTAGGATTTTTCATCTTGTAGTTATCAATTTCATTCTGATACATTGCTATTGCTTCATCAGCTTGTCTTTTTCTTTCTTCACGGATTTTATGATATTTTTCATGTAGATTTTTACATACATCAAAATCAAGACATACACCTCTGTCTTCCATATCTGCTACAACTGAAATCAAAGGCATTTCAATATTCCAAAATACATTATATGGACCGGAAAGAACTCGTCTGTTTAATAATGTTTTTTGATATTCGTATAATTCATATGTCTTTATAGGGTCACCTGCCGCATATAAATATGCTGTAGAAATAGGAATATTATCAAATGTTACTCCTTTGAATAAACTATCAAAAGTCAATGATTCTATATCTTTGCTATTGCAGTATTTTAAATGTAAATCCTTTAATCTGTGACTTTCTTCTTCATCTATACAGTATGCCGCTAACATTGTATCCCAATAAGGCTTGAAATCAATTCCAAGTGTCTTTCTACATACTCGAATATCATATTTAGCATTATGGAATATCCATCTAATATCATTATGAAATTCTTTCATAATCTTTGAAACAGTTTCCTCATCCATCTGTTCCTTTGTTCTCACACCTGTTATATATGATTTATGATTGATTGGAATATATGCCGCTTTCTGTCCTGGAGTATAAATACATTCACCAACTATATCTACAAGTAACGGATTTAATCCTGTTGTCTCTGTGTCTAATGCACCCTCTCCAACTTGTTTCATCTCTTTCATATATTCATACAGTTGGTCGGGTTCCCTAATAAGAATATAATCATCTTTATGCACTGCTAACTTTTGATTAGCAATAGCAACAATAGATTGTATTTGAGCGGCGATATTATTACCACCGCTCCTTATACTTGTTCTATTAGTGATGGTTTTAGATTTTTTGAGTATATTCTTATCATTGCTTTTTGGTCTTGCAAATGATAAAGCCATATAATCCTCCCTTACTTACTTGTCATTCTATGAAAAGCCTGCTTTAACTTTCCAAGCAAACCTGCTGAACTCTTCTGTGATGCTTTCTGTATCTGCTTCATATTAGATTTTCTTTCAAAATCTGTGAAATCTGGTTTATTGTGATAACTGTACTGGCTTCTTGCCATATGTTTATTTCTATTAGCCATATTACATACCTGCTCTTCTGCTTGTTGCTCTGCTTTCTCCTCTTCTTGATGGAAGTGGTTCTGTGTTTCTGCGTCTTACCTGTGTATTATCTTCCTGATTAGTGTCTGTATTATCTGTATCAGGAAATGAACCTGTATCAAGATACTCCTGCATTTCATCAGCTGACTTATCCATAATATAACCACCTAAAAACTCAGGCTTTTCAAAATTACTGATATCAATAGGCTTTGCTGGAGATACCTGTATATCATACTTAGTTTTCTTATCACCTTTCTTACCATTACGAATAATATCTACTGGTTGCATACGCATATCTCCCCAGCGGTTTACAAGATTCTTAATCTTAGGAATAAAAGTCTTTCCTCTGTTCCATATCTTAATCTTTGCGTCCTGTTGGTCAACCATAGCCAACATCATTACAACCTGTGTCTTTAAGCCTGCGGCACACATAGGGCATACATCAATAGGGTCATCATAGTTTCTAAGACAATTTACAAATCTTGTCTTATCATTTCCATCATCCCACTTGCCAACAACAGCCTGATGACAAGCATAAATATCAACATCTTCCATATCAGATACAAGAAGCTGTGCTGTTACCATATCACCATCATTCTCAAGTTTTAAAAATTCACTGTCTGAACCACCATACTTGTCTACATCATCATAGTTAATTCTTCCCATAATTGTTTCCTTTCTTAAATGTTTTTAGTGTTTTTAGTTTCTTATAAGATTTAATATCTTATAAACAGCCCTTGTTGGATTCGAACCAACGAATGCGAGAATCAAACTCTCGTGCCTTGCCACTTGGCGAAAGGGCTATATTTCAAGTAATCTCCTAAATCCTTCGATGCCAAGGTATAACTCCATTAAGTCAACCACTTAATGGTACTACATCATTAACTCTTGATTACTACTAACAAAATCTGTACTTTTAGTTTAGGATACCTACTCATACAATACACTCTCTCATATTACAAAATGTAATAAACCGTAAGAACATAATAGCTTATCTAAGACGCTTAGATGCTAATATTAAATGTAGTGCTATATCGTTTGTTGCCTCCAATTTCGTTAGTTAGAGTTTTATCAACTTTTCCTAATAAGTTAATCATTTCAGAATAGTGTTTATATGTGTTATTGCTTCACAAGTAATTATTTTCTTGGGATTGTAAATTTATTTCTGCCACATTTTATAAGTTCATTGCTTTCAATATTTCTAAGAGTGAAAGCTGTCTCATAAGGCTGTCCATTATAACTTACAACTTCATATAATTTCTTTCCTTTCTTTACAATCATTCCAACAAAATTATTTCCAATCTGTCCTGGATTACCTCTCATATCAATCACCTTTATCTTTTTATGTATTTCTTAACTTGTTTATATTGTAATACATAAAAAGATATTTGTCAACAGTTTTTTAAAAAATAATTTTGCAATTTAAAAATTCTTCTTGCAAATCATTTATATCCCGATTATCTGTATATACAAGTTCTTTTATAATCTTTCCGTGTACATTCCTTCTAAATCGTTCTGTTGCTTTTCTTCCTGCTTCGTCCGGGTCAAATGCAAGAATATATTCTCGTACTGGTAACTTATTCAATATTTCATATTGCTTTTGATTTCCAGTACCTATCATAGCCATAGCAGGTTTATCATATTTCCAGCAAGTCAAACAATTTAAAAATGATTCTGTGATATACGCTTTCTTATAGTCTCCAGAGATAAATCTATATCCCTGATATACTGGTTTATCCTTTCCTTTCGGCAATCTGAAAAATTTGCTTTTGATACTTCTTCCTGCAACAAATACACATCTTCCTTTAATGTCTCTAACTGGGAATGTAATTTCTTTTCGTTCTCTGTCATATCCTATATCAAACCTTTCTATAATTTCATCAGTTAATCCTCTTTTGTACATATAAGGATGAATATATCTATATTTGTCTAGTTCTTCTTCTGTAATAACTGTTTTATCTCTTTCTTCCAAGTCTCTGTTCTTTTCATATTCATTTCCTTGTCCAGCTTTTCCCATTTCTCCGGATTTTCCTTTTGATGCTGTTTCAATGCTTTTATAAAGTCCTCTAGATAAATTGAGTTTCCTTGCATTAAATCCCTCCATTATATTTGGTCTTGTTTCAATTTCTACTGTATTGAATCTTTTTATTAACCATCTTTTGCCAAACTTTCCTTCATCTTGATAGCCATACAATTCAGATATCATTTCCTCAATCGTTCCGCTCCAACCACAGGCAAAGCAGTGACATTTATCAATCTCTCCATTTACACCGAAAGATGGTTTTCGTTCTTGTCCATTCTTGTGAAAAGGACAATTCGTTTGAACATTTTCTCCGTTGTTTCTGAAAATATGAAATCTATCTACTCCGTGTTGAGCAAGGTCAAATTTAAGCATATCTAACATTGATTGAGTATCAGATTGTATAATTGTATCTTGTAGTTTTATCAAGGTTTATGCCTCCTCAAGCCCCCCAAATAATTCTTCATACTTTTGTAAGTCATATTCCAGCAATAACTTTTTAACATCTTCCTCAAGTAGTTTAACTCCTTTTGACTGATAATCGGTACGATATGTTAATAACCAATTTCCTTTTTTACTTTTCCACAGTTTAACATCTTTTCCATAACTACTCATTTTTGTATCTGTTAATATGAATACCCAAGTGTAGACATATTGACATTTTTCAGAAATCAGTTCCATTTTATCTGTGTCATATTTTAAATTATTAATTACAAATACCATTTAATATTCCTCCTTTAACTGTTTTTTAATCGTGTAAATCGTATCATTGTACCAGGGATATATTCTACCTTTATTTTTATTATCCCTGATATCTTTAATTCTGAACAAGTCTGTACCTAATCCATCTGCACAATCTTCTGATAAATAGACAATACCTTCACCTGACAATGAACAATGTTTACATCTAAAATGAACAATATCTCCTACACTTATTCCAACTCCATTTTTATCATATTTTCCTGTTTTCATTTAATATTCCTCCTCTTCTTTATCTTTAAAACTTCGTCTTAAATTCTCTGCTTTCTCTTCATCTTCTTCACCTTTTTCTGGCTGTGGTATATAGTCAAATGTTCCCTTATCTGTATCCCACATATACACCCATTTGATACCTACTCTACTATTTCTTGCTTTAATATTCTGTATCTGTAAGCCAGTTTCTTTCTGTTGTATGGATAACACAATAGAAGCATTATAAGCTATTCCATCAGAATCACGAATATTAGTTAAATCCAAATCTTCATTCAGTTGTCCTTCTCTATTGGACTGCACGACAACTAAAACTGGAATATGTAAATCAATGCTTAACTGCATTAAATCTTCTGATATATGTGTTAGTTCAGTTGTCTTATTATCACCTCTCTGTTTTCGTTCATCTTTAAGATAAGATATGCCATCTATTGCTAGTATATCTAATTTATTAGATTCTACCCAGCTTTTTAATTTTGATACAGTCACATTATTTTTAAAATCTTTTGGATGTGTTACATAAAAAGGAATCTTATTTTCTGATAACTTATTTATATATCTTTCGTATCCTTGTATATCTTCTCCTCTATATAAGGCTTGTGAGCTTATATGTTGATGTAATGTATCAAATCTATAACCTGTTTTATTAGCAGACATCTCAGGTTCTAATAATCCTGGAGTTAAATTCATCTTCCAAGCGTGTTCTAACATTTTAATTAATACCCAAGATTTTCCTTGTCCAGTTCGTGCGAATAATACTCCTAATTCTTCTCCTTTATGCCAACCACCTAAATCTTCATCTATCTCTTGGAATCCAGTGGGAATGAAATGTGTATCACTACTATTCTTGGTATTCTGCCATTCTTCTAATCTCTCCTGTGCATTAGCTATAATGTCAACACCCTTAGACACACCAGATATCTTTAAGTTAGGCAGTTCTCTTTTAAGATAATCAACTGCGGAATATGCGTCTGTCTGTAGCAGTTCAGCCATCTTTGTAAGAACTGGAACCGACTGGGAGTACAGATATTCTTCACGGAATGTATTAACAAGATATTCAGTGCTTTCAGATACATTGACCACATCAAAATCTTGGAACTTTGCTACAAATGTTTCAAGGTCTGGCACATTTCCATATCTCTGTTTATGTTCCATTATGTAGTCATATTCTTCCTGATACTGATTGAAATAATCTCTTGTTATATCATTCATATCTAAGAGTGATGTATCTTTGTCTTTCAACACTTTATTAATTATCTGCAATTCTACCATTAATACATACCTCTCTTATCTTCTTCTATAAATTTAATCGCAGTTGAGCAATTATATACTCTGCTTGCTAATCTATCACCTATAAGCTCTTCAAGCTGTTCTCTATTCTTATTGCTTGTGTATATATTGCTTTTCCCTGCATTAAGTCTATCATCAATGTATTGGAATAATATCTGATGTTCATAATCTGTTACCTTAGCAATACCTATATCATCCCATATAACCAAGTCTACTTCACTTATTAGCTTGCAAAGTTCTTCAAAACCTTTAACTTCCTGTGATATTGACCTTTTACAATTATATAAAAACTTAGGTACACTCACGAACAGGGCTTTACAGTCTAAACAGCTCTTATGCCATATCTTATCAAAATAAGAATACATCAAACGAATAGCCCATGTAGTCTTTCCATTGCCTGCATTATTAGAATAGATATATAAATTCTGCCCCTGTTCCACAAACATATCAATTTTATTAGATATATTTTTTAGCTGTATAAAGGCATTCACATCACCTTCAGGCTTTGCTACAAGGTCTTTATATTCCCATAAAGCTTCAGGAAGCTGTGATTGTCTAAATAACGCATATATCATTCTATAACGGATACAATTCTCTGAACATTTCTCTTGACATATTCTCTTATACCAACAGTTCTGAATATTCATTATTGCCCTCCTGCTGTTTTAACTGATTTTGACACTTAATAAGAGCATTATATGTATCCTTACAGTTGGATATATGTGATTTCATTTTAGCAAGAGTTTCTTTCATATCATCGCTTGTTCTTGCTATCCAATATCCGTACTGTGGTGTGGCACATATAGGATTTCCATCATCTCTTAACTTCTGTATTAATAACCGAACATCTCTTGATTTTAAGCCTGTATAATTGGCTAACTGCTTTGAACCAATATTATAAGGCTCATTAGGTATAAGGCTTAATATTACTTCTTTCAAGTGTTCTTCATCTTTATGCTTGTAAGTTCCTGTATATGACATATTATAATCCTCCTTTTAAAAATGCTGTAATCTTGGGTCATTATTCTGTACCATCTGTCTAAACTGTTCTCGTCCAGCTTCTGTTGTTGTACTATCTTCAAGCCTCAATCCTTTAGATACTGTATTGCTGTTATTATCAAGCCAGCTTGGGTCAGGTATGTATTTATAATTTCTTGCATAGGCAAGGTCTATACATCTTTTAATGATGTTATAAGACTTACCTGCTATCTTAGCAATATTAGCTTCTATAGCTCCTTTAATCTTAATTCGATTATCTGTTAAAAACTGTTCTATAATCTCTATACTTGCATCATCTTCTATATCATTTTTTAAACAAGTATCTATAATGATTTTAGAAGTATCAGCTTTTTTTGAAATTTTTTTATCTATATTATCTTCTATCTTTTTATTTATAGTATTATCTATATTATTGTGTAAAATTTTTTTACATC